CTTTGTGAGAACTCTTGAAATGTAAATGATCTATGTCTTAGTATTTGTCTTGCGATGTCTCTTGTTGTATTGATCTCTAGACAGATATTAACCATTTCAAAAGGACTCCAATGTTTATGTTCCTTGAGATAGTTTAATAGTTTTTGCGCTGTTGATTTGTTATTTTGATTTGATGGGTTCGATACTCTAGCGCAATGTGCGACAATCTCTTGTAAAGTGTCATCTGTTCCGTTAGATGTATAGGATATTAGTTTTACATGACTCATAGTTTTACCTTTTCTAATTCTTTTGCGTATGATTTCCAATTACTCAAGGGTTTTACTTTTAGAAACGTGATTAGTTTCTGATACTCCTCTTCATCCTCATCTGCAAGATTGTTGATCTCTACTACATGATTATGTTCGTGTTTAGGATACTGATTATGTATATAACTCTTTTGGCAACTATATCGCAATGCTTCTTCCGATAGTACGTTGTGTTTAGAGTAAACTGTCTTTCTCTTAACATATGTCTCAAATAATTCCGATAATGGATTGAGTTTAACAAATATGATGCTCATGTTTGTTTGTCTTACTGCGTCATAGTATTTTGTAGTATTTTCCATTCCGTATTGTTCTGGGTCATATAATAGACTATGTGACTTGTTCTTATGATAGTTTACATATTCATAATTCGTACTATTTTCATTTTCCGTAATTGCTGGTTTTAATACCTGTCGCAAACCTGACGTATTCATTTGAGAATATAAGTCTTCTACAGTGCTTGTTTTCTTTACATCTAGAAACATAAATTTGTTATGTCGTCTTTCTTTAACACTGCTTGTAACACCAAAGACTGGCATGTTATCAACGTCTAGTCTAGTAACCACATCAAGTTTTTCAAATCCCTCATGCTCTGCTATGAGGTATCTTAACCAATCTCCAAATTCACATGGAAAATATGATACTAATACATTATTCATTTGCATACTCTAACATTTTATTTGCTATAAATTTTTGACTAACTTCATTTGGGTGATTATCTACATCACTAGTTATATAACCATCTTTACCATATTCTTTTGTAAGCAACTCTGCCATACTAAATCCTTTATATGCTTCATTACCAAGTGGGTGTTGTGTTATAAGACTTGGTGGCCAAATACAAGTATCCGTTCCTTGACAAGAAATATATTGTATATTTAATTTTTCACATATGACTTTTAAAGCATATATGTAATTTATGTTCGTGTTTGTGTATTGTTTCATAGTAGGAATTGATGCTGAGTTATTTTGTATAGGAAAGTTTTTACTAAAACTATCATCATACCATTTTTCAATTAATGTATTCTCAACATCTTGATATGTTTTAACATCACGACCCCACCTATAAAGACCTTCCCATGTATTGATACTTACATATTCTCTATTACTATTCACTAAAAAATCTTGTCTTGTCCATTGAGACCACATAACAAATACATGACTCACATCATTATTCATTATTGCTTCTAGTGTTCTATGATATATTGCATGGTTACCATATCCACTTCTAGCAGTATTAATAACTTCACAATGCAGTTTTTCACCTACAATCTCTGGCCACATCTTAAAATCAAGTGGTTCAGGCATTGCATATTTTGGTTGATTTTTATCTGAAAAAGAATCTCCACCAACAATTATTTTCATAACTGTTTCCTTACATATGATAATACTTTGATTGCTATATCTTCATTGTCTTGTAGATTACCCATGATTGAATTACATGGTTGACATATGATTCCTCTAAATTTCCCTGTCTTATGATCATGGTCATAAGTCCAAACTGTTTTCTTCATTGTTCCTTGAAACAACTTATACGCATTTAAAATATCTTTTTCTGATCTCTTACAACAATCACATAGATGATTATCAGGTACTGCCCCGATTTGTTTCTTTATCAATGCAACTTGTTTAGATGATTTCTTATCACACTCTATACAGTAATTCTTATATTCTGCTTCACCGTTCTTATTGTATGATCTATGAGCAAAGAGTTTCTTATGCTTTACTTCGTTACATCTGCGACATGTTTTTGTCGGTATGTGATTGTCTGACAACTCTTCAAATAATGGATTGATATAAATGTTCAACTTACTTCCAATCTGTTCTTACTACAAAATCTTCCTTATCTTTGTAACCTACTATATATCCACCTTTGTCATGACCAAGTTTAGTAGTGCCAGACTTTTCTACTGCGTAAGTATAACCAACATCATCTTTATATCCTAGATATGTGCCGTTTGATTTGTTTGCCCAAAACTTTGCAACTCTTTCACTTCTATGTACTGTGTATCTCTCGTATTCTTTTTTCATATTAAATATGCCTTCATTAATCCCATTGCTAATATTAATGCTAGAGCACCATTTAATAATATTAATGCTCTATCATGCCATAACATTCCTACTGTAAACCAACCAATTGTACCAAACACACTAAACCATAGATCAAACATTGGCATAGTGCCTGTTGCTCTACACGCCACTGCAGCTAGAATTAAAAATGATGATACCCACTTAATATACCATGATGCATCATACTTAGGGGTAATCTTCTTGAATACTCTAGATGAGTTTAATGCTTTGATTTTATCGTTGAGTTTTAAGTCGTTCATTATATTCCTAATGCCTTAGTTACTCCTTGTTCGTCTGTTGGTAATTTCTTACCTGATTGCAACCAATCTACCATTTGTTCAAAATAAAACGCTTCGTCCTCTTTGCCTTCGCTTATCAATTGTCTTGATGCTTCCTTAAAAAACTTCATGATTGCCATTTCATTTGATGGTTGATCTGGTTTACTTTGATAATTTGCTTTTCGTTGATTGCTCATTTTACACTCCTTTTCAAGTCGTCTCTATTGTTGACAAATACTCTAATCAATCTTGATACATCAACAGATTCCTCTTTTAATGTTTTTGGATTAGTAAAAATAACTCTACAATTATTTGCTTTCAATTGTTCATATTCTCTATCATCTACAACAACTGCGTTATCTGTATGTTTACGCCAATCGTGTGATGAATAACCTAATATATCATTACTCATTATCATCCTCTCTTTTGTTTGGTTGTTCTTTGTTCCATGCATAAAGCATAAAACCAATCAGACCAAATATAAGAAACAGTGGTATCAATGCGATAATAATTTGTTGAAATTGCATTATATAAACCTATGGTCCTTTTGTACTTTCTTTGGTCTAATTACTTTTTTCATTGACCATCTTGTTTTACTTTTCATGTTAAAAGTAATACCATCTAGATGATCGTTCTCATGTTGAAAACACTTTGCCTCATAGCCAACCAATTTTGCGGTATGCGTTTTACCTTTATTGTCTTGATATGCAACCTCAATTGCTTTTGGTCTTTTAACTTTTACTAATATTTTTGGAAATGATAAACAACCTTCTTCATCAACCATTTCTTCCGTTGCTTGTGTAATAATCATTGGGTTGTATATTACTGTCGGTTCTTTAAAATGTACAAAGTAACTACAACCAATACAAAAAAATCTTTCTGTTATTCCAACTTGATTTGCAGCCAATCCAATACCACCAGATTCAACCATCAGTGTTTTTAATTCTTTTTCAAACTCATCACTATACGAACTAGGTTCACATGGAATACTAATTTGATTTAGTGTTTCATGCGGCCAGTGATACACTTTTAGTTTAGTCATATTCTCTCACCTTTATTAATACATACATTACAATAACTGTCACTACAATTCCTATAAAAAATAATCCTATCATAAACTCATACCTTTGTCAATAATATTCTTTGCAAAGAAATCATGTGTTTTTTGTCCATAGTGACTATTTGTATCTGATAATTGATCATGCTGTAAATTTGATAAACATCTTCCACCAAGGTCTGGGTGTATAGGCCAACCCCAAAATCTGTCTTTATCTATTAAATCATATAAAGGATGTTGTATTATGAATTTTGCAGCTTCAAACATTTTATCTATTTTCATATGTGGCCATGGCCATAAGTCTTGATAGAATGTATAATTTAGATTCATTTGTTTTAGTGCTGATTGTAATGAGTAAAATAGATTTATATTTAAATTTGCTATTTGTTTAAATTCTTCATCACTTATAGTCTGTAACCATTCTTGGCTTTCTTTGTTTGGTGTTTTTAATACTCTATACCACTCTGACCAAAACACATATACATGATCTATTTGTTTTTGTTGTATTGATCTAAGAACAGCATCACATATAAAATCATTTCCTACACCAGACTTAGAAACATTATCCACTTCAATATCTAACATATCTGTCCAAACAGAAATATTATTTTTTGTATAATCAGAATACTTAGGATGATGATTGCTGTCGCCTGCTACTATAATCATATATCTTTCTTTCTTTGTGTTTCATTATAATCAATTAGTGAATCTAAGAATTTAAAATCAGTTGTATTAACAAGTCCTTTCATCACTTCAATATTCATAGGAAAACATTTACCACCCCACCCTAATTTTCCGTCATGACCTGGTACATCAAAATGATCATGTATCCACATACGCTCATCTGCAGCCATGGTATCTTTTAATTTGTTGTAATCTAATCCATGTTCTTTACATAAGTTGTAAAGCATATTAGCAAAAGTAACTTTCTGAATAAAATATACATTTGTTGATAGTTTTGCCAACATTGCATATTCTGGTGTTGTGTAATGAAAATTACTATGAATAGAAACTTTGTTTAACATATTAAACTGTTCTGGTGTTCCACCTACTATAGATGTCTTAGGATACAAAGCATCGTAATCAGCGTATCTCTCTGTTAGAAACTCTGGGTACACTGCAAAGTTTGTATCTTTAACCCATGTAAATGGTATCGTTGATCTGATATACACACATGGGTGATTTGTAAGTTTCTTAGTGTAAATATCAACAGATGGTTCTGGTGTGCATATAAACACAGCATCTGCTTCTTGATAGATACAATGTTTACCCTGGTGTGGGTCATGTATCATTACTTCGTGTTGTCTTTGAATTGTTTTGTGAGTTGCTTTACCAACTACTCCATAACCAATAATCGCTACTTTCATTATATTATTCGTAAGTTGTCATAGATACGCCATCTTGTTCTCTAGTGACTTTTCTTACCCCTTTTACATTTTCTACTGTTTCATTTATTTTTCTATTTGCAATAGACTTTTGTTTTTTCATTTTATTTCTATGTCTAGTTTGCAATGATCTATATTTTCTTTCTAATGCTTTTACTTTGTCTTGTTTCTTTTCTTCTTTTGCAAGTTGTGATGTTCTAAGTGATACGTTTGCTGATACTAACAATAGTACTGCAAGAGGGTCAAACACAAATATGAATATGATAATCAATGCTCTTACGGCATGATCTAACATGTCTTTTGCATCATCACCATATATTAATTCTGCAATATATTTTATGGGCCCTACGTCTGCCTCTTGTATTAATACTTCTCTTTCTAATTCGTATTTCTGATTATTAAGTTGTATAATATTTTTATTTGCATCTGCGATAATTGTATTAAGTGCTTCTCTTTCGTCTTCTTGTTTTTGTCGTTCTTTAAGACCTCTAGTAACATATTCCATATCAATATATTTGTCAAGAGCTGCATCTAATCTATCTAATGTATTCTGCGATCTATCAATTTGTTTTTGTTCAAATGCAATTTGATTATCAAGTTGTGTTATTAATAATACATTATTATTTGTAGGATTAACTTGTTCTAAGTGTGCCTTTGATAAGAAACCAAAGATACCAATTGATGTGATAAAGATTAAAACTATTACTGCGATAAACAGATATGTTTTTAGTGCTAGACTAACAAGTTTGTTTCGCCAGTTTTGATATAACCAAGATGCTGTAACTAGTTTTCCAACCTCTAATACTCCACCCATAACTGCGATCTCCAATGCAGCACCTGTGAAGATTGCCATAAGTCCTACAATAGAGTAGAATGCCGCAACGACAGAAATACTTATTGCTGATAAAAATGTTAATATACCAATCATTTATCTTTCTCTATATTTGATTCAACTATATGCCTTACTAATGTAGTCCACGGGTTGAAATCAATATGTTTACTGCAACCCGAAGTTAATAAAAACAGAAACATTAACAAGAATGTTAATTGTATCATAATGTTACTAGGCATATTATATTTAGTTGATCTTTTGGAACCCTACTGCGGCAACCACATACTTATCGTTATTGATGTGCATTATATCTTCCATAGAGGTGCTTCTTACTGCATCTTTTTTAGTTATCTTTTTGACGTTCTCGTTATTCCACCAACCATCTTCAATGTTTTGTGTTAACATATATGCTTTTTCAAGTTGTTCATTAATAGATAAATTTTTATCCACTAATACATTGGCGACTTTTCCACCACCTCCAAAAGCAACATGTTCCACAGTAACTAAATTATAGTTAGTCACGATGTCAAGATTTTTTTCTAGTTTATTCAATTTTACATTCCTACTCTAAGTCGTCTTGTTTTCTTTTTACAATTTCTTTGATTTGATCAAAGTAACACCAATTAGACCCAAATGTAATTGCACCAACATAACCTAATGTTGTATCATAAGTTTGTGCATTTAAACTTGTGTCATTCTCAGCCGCAATATCAGTTTTTTCTGTTGCGATACCGATATTGATTATCTCACCTTGTCTACCTTTTTTATCTTCGATAGTATCACCTATATTAATTATCATGTATCCTCTCTGGTTTGTATTTGTTAGTAATCTGTTCGTTAAAGTCATATTTGAAACCTTGTCTTGTATTCCACAACTGACCATAATCATTAAATAAAGTATTGTCACCTTCTGCGACATCACCAAATCTATCTTCGTATGTCTCGTAGTATTCCGAACCATGCATTATTTGAACTTCACTAGTACCTGCAAAGTTTTCTGCCGTTTCTTTATACTTCTTGTCCATTATCTTACAGACTTTTTTCTTAAAGTCGTTGTCATTAAGTCTATGTAAATGTCTCATATTAACATTTCTAAAGATCGTATGATAACTACCAAAAGGATAACCATCCTCTGGGTCATCATAGTACCTAACGTAAACTAAATGTATTGTAGATTGAATTGACAATTAAGCACACTCCATTTCAACAATTTCGTCAACATTATCCCAATCAATACTAAGTAGGTCTATGTTATCAACCTCCATAATTTTCATGATTGCATCATTTTTGTTAATTACATTATCTTTAACTTCTTTGATAATCTTATCAACTGCTTTTTCGGCAACATCCATTGCCCACTGTTTTACTTTACTCATTATATTAACTCCTCATCTAGTTGGTTATATTTAATAATATCATTTGTTTGTTTCTTTGTCAACCCATAATCTTTTACAGGATTAAGAACAAAACGAGAACATTCAGACACAAATGGGTCTGTAATAAATGTCCCATAGTAATTGAAACCAAGTTTATTATCGGTCTCATAGACTTTTACAGTTTTCATATTAACCTCTTTCATCATCTTATATAACTATAATATAGGGTTATTACCCCTAAGTCAAGGGTTAAATTATGGTTAAAAAGGCAAGGAAAATCAAGGGTTTTTGGGTTGATTTATTGTGTATTTGTGCCACCAACCAGATAATTTCATAGTTTTGTAATGTTGATTGAATATTACAACATCTGATTCGGCATGATTCGTTTGTGTCTGTATAGAAGAATAACCTGATGGGTGTCTTTTTGGTTTGTGTTCGTCATAGAGATACTTGTCAATTCCCTTATGATATTTTACATAATGATAATCTAAATTGTCTGCAACTTGAGAGTGTATATGAGAATAGTCACCACTCCAAGATACTATGTCACTTGAAATCTGCAAGTGATTATTATAGTAATCATCTGATTGCCAACTGCGACTATCACATACCGTTAATTCGTCTGTGAGAAATTTATTACAATCACCTTTGATAATGACATCTATGTCAAAATAAATGTTCCTATAATGTTCTTCTCTGTATCTATCGAACATTAACAACTTATTAAAACAACCATAATCATCTTCATACACATTGTCATTGATAACAACATATTCATCGTACTTCAAACCAGAGTACTTATCGATCATGTATTTGTAATTGTCTTCGTACCACTGGTCAAACTTATTGCCAGTTCTTACACAGATTACTCTTATCTTCTTTTGAGGTCTAGTTGTTGTTGTATCCATAATTTAGCTCTTCCATTTTGTATTTTTTGTCTCAATAATGATCTCACTCGTTTTGATACTTCTTTCATTATGTCTTCATTTACTTCATTATTATCTACAATAATAAATCCTTTTTTAAAGAATAGTGAAAACTTACCTATGTTTTGTTGCACAGCTTTCCATGATTTACTTACAATACTTTCTGGCACTTTTCTTGGTCTCATTGCGTTTCTTTCTAATGCAACATCAAGAGAAGTGTTTACAAATATCATATATGTATCATAACCTATTTGTTGTAATGCTTTTGCTTCGTTTGACAACTTGTCATAATCTCTAGCAGTACCATCAAGTATTAATCCTAATCTACCTGAGATATAATTATCTTTTTTACTAGCGGTCATTCTTTTTGCTTTGTCTCTTACTGAATCTCTTTGACCTGCTTGTTTGTCTGCTAATTGAGTAGTCATGTCTAGTTCAAGTTTTGCTTTTTTCATTAAAAATTCAAATTCATTATCTGAATTAACTAATTTTAATCCTTGTCCTATTACACCTGATCTTCCAGCAACATATGATTTACCAGAACCTGGTCCACCTGCTAAAAATATTGCTTTAAAGATGTTTGGGTCATATACACCTTCGTTTAATTCGTCATATAATTCGTCAAATGATTTTTTCATTTTTAATATACTCCAGCATGTGAATTTGTCAATGAGTTTGCTATTTCATCATGCGATTTAACTGGTGTTTGTTGAACCTGTGTGACACTTGAGTTTCTAGAATTATTTTGGTTTTGTTGAATAATAATATCTGATTTTCTTGTGTCTTTGGCAAACTGAACCTTGCCCTCTTCGGTAGATAAATCATAACCCATTGGATTACCAGATGCTTCAAGATTTGCTGATGCTGAACCACCAGGTGCAACTTCTAAACCTATATCATCACCTTTAGTAACTTCATTAAATACTCTTCTAAATGCTTCGCCAGGACTTTCACCACCAGGTAATATTGCTTTAACTGCGGCTATACCACCTTTTGCCAATCCTTTAAATATTGTACCTATGTTAAATATCTTATCTTTAAGAGCACTACCAAATGCAAACATGTTGGCAAAAAACTCTTTTACTTTTGCAACTGCTGTTAAGAGAGCACCTGTAATTGACCAATCATCAGGTATACCATCAAATCCAAATAAACCTGCTACCATGTTTATTGCAGCCCTTACTCCACTAAACACAATGTCATATAATCCACCAAAAATTTTAACAAAGTTTTCTATACTAAAGTCGCCAGAGAATAATCCTTTGATACCTTCAAATATATTTTTTATTCCACCAACAATACTATTAAAAATATCCATAACATATTTCTTCATTATGTCTATTAAAGGTGTTAAAAATTCATATATTTTCATGAATACATTAATGATTGCACCAAAGACACTATCAGTTTCTTCTAATCCAAAGTACCTTGCAATTGCATTATACAATCCTGTTACTGCCGAGTCAAGTATTTTATATATTGCTTGTCCAAGACCTTTAAAGATGTCAATTAATCCACCAATGATGTCACCTTGAAATAATTTTTTAAATCCACCGAAGACTAGTTCAAACTGTGGTGCTAATGATTTCATAAATTCTGTTAAATTCTCAAACATTTTACTATCTAAGAATGCTTTTAAACCAAAGAAGGCCGCAACTAATCCACCTGTTTTTAACATGGCCATCAGTCCACCACCTGCACTTTTCATAGCATCTTTTGTTGCACCTAAAGCTTTTCCACCAAGTCCCATAATACCACTTTTTAATCCAACAAGACCTTTACTAATACCCTGTAAAGACATTGTTTGTTTGATGTTTTGCATTCGTACTTGTCTATCAGCACGAGCTTCTAATCTTCTTTCTTGTCTTTCTATGTTAGTCGCTTTTTCTTGATACTCACGGGTACCTTTAATTTGTTCAGCAGTCATAGTATCACTAACAAGCATTTTTTCTAATACTTGTTTTTGCATTTTTAATTCTGCTCTTGTTTGTTCTTCAGCCGCTAGTTCATTTTCACTAATTCCTCTTGATCTCATGATCAAGTCTCTAGTTGCTTGTGTTTGATCTGTTTGAATTTTGTTATTGAGTTCTTGTAATCTATTTTGTTGTTCCAACTGAGCAATTGATTGTTTATCACTTGCCAATTGACTATTTAAAGTTTTTAATTGATCTTTCTCTACACCACTAAGTCTAGATGCAATGACTTCACCACCTTTAGTCTTTTTACCTTTTTTAAGATCACCAACAAACTTATCAATAGCACCTTGCGACTTCTTTGCTTGATCTGCTAGTTGTTTTGTTTGTTTTGCTTGATTAACGACTTCTTGTTTCTTTTGAGATACAATCTTAGCTTCTTCTTCAGCATTTTTTCTTCTAATTGTTGTGATTAAGTTTTCTACTGCAGCTGACATTTGTTTTTACCTCTAAAGTATTTATATCCAATACCTTTGTCTCTACTCTTCCATAATTTTTGCCAACTCCATACAGAGACTTTACTTGATACAGTACTGATAAAATTCAATGATGTATATACAATTCTATCGAACATTACTTTTTCTTATCTGTTTTTTTACTATCTGTATATGCATTTGCACCAAAATAAGCTGCAACTAATGCTGATATGGCAACAAAATATGTAGGTGCAATATCACCAATAATCTTTGCCGTACTTTCAAATCCTAACATTGAAGTAATTAAAATACCTGCTGGATAACATAACATACCCCACAATGCAAACCATGTCATTGATCTCATTGCGTCTCTACGAGCATCAGCATCTTCAAGTTCTTTTCTCTTAAACTCTAGATACATTTCATGCTCTCTATCAGATACTTGACCATCACCATTTGTATCTGCTGGATGGTGATCTGTTTTTTTTATTTCATCTGTCATATCTCTACCTTCTATGTCTATTTTTTTCTTCTTGTTCTTTTTGTTTTCTGTTTTCTTCCTTTATATGCTCTGCAAGTAGATTAACATAAACTTCCCTCTCCCATGGCCACATTTCTTCTAGTTCAGACAACGAATATTTGTGATGTTGTAGCATCGCAAAGTTTGTTTTAAAATAATTCGTTATCGTGTCATGTGAGAGGCCTATGCTAAAAAATTTGCAAGGCCCTCGATTACAACCTCACTCTTTACCTTAGTCTTAGGGTTTTCAACTTCAACCACATGTCTAAGTCTAGGCATCGTTTCATAAAATTTCATAATCTTTGACAACTGAGCACTATTAAGTGAATCAATAAATTCATTAAGGTCTTCGTTAGTAAAATCTATTCTTTTATGAATAGTTTCACCTTCGATTACTTCATCAATACATTTTTTAATCAAATCAAAAAATCCTGTTGAACCTTGTCCTTTATCAAAATCTTTAAAGTCATCAATTAAAGGATAATTCATAGTAATACTCACATCGTCTGTAATATTTATCTTATTGCTATGATCATCTTTGACTGTCATGTCAAGTTCATCTAAATTAATATTGACTATTGCTCGTGTTTTATTGTCATCTGGGCAGGTAACTGAAATTTTAGCAGTTTCCCCAACTGATTTTGCTCTTAGTTTAATAAAGATATATTCAATATCAAACATTGGAAGTTTATTAACATCCAACTTATCAAAAGTACAACTTTTAATAATATTTTTTACTGCTTCAACTATCTGTTTATCTTCCTTACTTTCACTAGCCATCATAAGAACCTTTTGTTCTTTGACTAAGAAAGGTCGATATTTAATAATTTCTGCTGTTGACGGCAACTCTAATTCGTATGTAGCTGTTGCCAGTTTTGGTAGTGCCATAATTATCGCTCCTTATATATTAATATTATAGTCTTCTTAACACTGCTGGAACACGACTTCTTAACTGTCGTTCAACAGTATTAACAAACACATCGCCAATTCTTTCTAGAAGTGGTTTAGGCAATTCTGCCTCATCTGTTAAATTTTTCCAATATCTATATGACCAAGTAACAGGCATTAAGTAAATAGAGTTTAGTACACCATAATCTGCTTGTAGTTCTCCAACTGTTGATGGGTAACACTCTACTAACTCTACACCATGTCTTCTTCTATCATTCTTATCAAGTTGAAATATTTGCATAGTTCCAACGTAATCGTCATAATATCCTACTGAAAAATCTGTTCTATTTGCAGCTATTCTTTGCCAATCATCAAAGAAATTTCTTTCTCTAAAATCTGATGATACTCTAACACTTGTACTAAGCTCTGCAAAAGTTTGACCTGAAACAACTTTTCTTACAGGACCATAAATGTTTGTATCTTCTTGCGTTTCTAAAGTCATACCAGGAAATGAAACCTGTGTTGTTTCCATAGAAACTCTTCTTACTAAATCTGTTCCTTTTTGTTGCAAGCTTGCACCAAATATATTTGAACTGGCCGCTTGTCCACCAGAACCTCTATAACCACTTGGTGGTGTAATTATTACTTCATACTTTGTAGGTCTAGCATAACCATCTTGACTTCTAAAACCTGCTAAGATTTCATTTAGTACTCCGTATGCAAACCCATCTAGTAAACTGCTTCTTGCCATTTTAATTTTTTTCCAATATTATTGCTTTGATTCCTTTAGAACCATCTATGTTGACTTCAAGCTCTGCCTTTGATTTTATACACTGATACCTTACAGACATTGTTGGTTGTCTTTCAGCTATTCTTTTACCCTTGAGGCATATGGCCATGTTTTCTTGTATTCTATGCTCTTTTATTTCGCCATTCATTATCATCAAAAGAGCCACTACTACTTCTATCATATCTACTCCTTTTTCGAATGTCCGTTTCCGTTTATTCTAACCTTATCTTTTAATTCTTCAATATCTTCTAAGGCTTTTTCTAATTGTTTTGTTATAAAGTTTATGTTAACTTTATTATGCATCATATCTTCTAATTGTTTTTCTACCTTTTCAAGCGTCTTGTAAAGGTCTTCGATGAGCATGTATTGCTCGGAGTCAGCAGGTAAAGTACCCATTTCTCCTCTTGGCCATTTAATTCTAAACTCTGTATTTTTTGTTAAATCGTTTTCTAATCTCTCTATGTGAGATTGCAAATCTTTTTCTGCTAATACTGCTTTAGTCTCTAATATATTTAGACGCTCTAACATACCAAAGTATGACCATGCTCCAAGTGCCACTGCCGCAATTATAGCGAGCATATTTCTTACTGGCATTGATACAGCAGTATCATCCGATATATCCATTCTTTTAGACATATTATATCATCTTTCTTGAGTCTCGCCAGACTTCATTTGTTGATGCTTTCTTAAATCTTGCAACGGGCAATAATGTTGCAACAGTCCATTCGTCAGCATCTATAAGACGAAAATCAGACTTCACTCTAGTATTTAGATACCTCTTTAGTGTAGGTTTGATTAATCTTACTCTTTTTAATCTCTGATAATCTGCCTGTATTTTAGTTTTTTTTGTCAAATCTTTTGTAGATGAAAAGTCAATCAATCTATCTAATAATCTAATTCTAAGAGGAATAGGCAAGTAATGTAAGTTAATTCCTAAGAACCCATCATTGTATTGTTCTATAGGAAGTATTAAAGGAAAAGTATCATAGTAAGGTAGTTTTGCTTTTAACTTTGGGTCATAGAAAAACATGTTGAGTTTACCAAACTCTACAGTTCTTTTTCTTTTACCGTCTCTAATAAGTTGTTGTGCGCCTGGGGTACCAAACTCTTTAATCTTGTCTTTATACCATTCAGTGCTTCTAGGTCTACCCCCAGCTGCTTTTTGTACTGATTGTATGTATTTTGAAACTGCCATATTTATATCCTACTATTATTTATAATTGGGTGCTAGGTGGTCTTCCGTTAATATCTTAAATTCATATCCTCTATCTTTGCAGTATTCCGTTGCAGAGTCAAACTTTGCTCTATTTACTGCATATGTATGAACCTCAGATAACCATCTTTTTGTTCTTCTTTTGGGATTTTTTGATGGTGGTTTAAGTTGTGATTTTGGTTTTACTTCAATAATGAATTTTTTATTTGAACCATCTTTTTGTTTTACCTTCATATAAAAATCAGGAAAATATCTATGCAATCTACCATCGACAGGTGATGTGTAGGGTATTGCTATTTCTTCACTTCCCCACTCAATTACCTTCGTTGTTTTATCGCAATAATCCATTAATCGTCTTTCCCACATAGAACGATAAATAATCTTTAAAGGATTACCTCTATATTTTTCTCTATTCTTCGGTATGTATCTGCCACTATAAGTCATTATTAACTCCTTTATAACATATAAATAGTACAATAGTCAAGGAATATTTATCTATGAGCATAATAAAAGGTTTAAAAACACAAGCAGTTAGTACAGCAGCCTCTTACGGTATCAGAAAAGTCAGTGGTATCTTGCGTAAACAGTTAGGTTTGCAAGATGTTAATCGACAAGGTGGACCTGTATCTAAATCTAGTGCAGAATTCAATAAACCAACAAATATCTTCTCTTTCCCTCTAGATGTCACTGGTGGCCCAGGTATCGGTAATCAAGGACACTATGTTATGTTCTATATCAATGAACAACAAGACGCAGAATTAAGATTTGGCGAAAGAAAAGACGGTGAGACTTCAGTTATTGAAAATGCATCACAAGCCAATGTTCCACAATACATTACAAGAATGGTAGGTGATACTGCTGTAAGAGAAGAGAATACAAATGGGTATGAAAATCAACAACATTTAGACATGGTTGACCCTGGGTTTAAAAAAGCATTAAGTAAAAGAAAAACTAAACCAAAACCTTATAAGGCAGGTGGTTCAACTGCATATCTAAAAAGAGCACCAACTGTAAGATTAGATACTGCGATTGCATTATACATGCCACCACAAGCAACTTATATCAATCAATTTAATTATACTGATACTGAAATTGGTTCTGGTGCAAGAGCGGCAACAGATGCCTACGGACAAATAATGAGTGGTGCTGGGACTGCCGAAGTTATTGGTTCAACAATGAAAAATTTAGGAACAGGTCTAAGTGAGGGTTTAATGAAAACTGCAACTGCAGCTGTTGGTGCAATACCTGGTTTACAAGGAACGAGAGAAGCATACGAAGCGGCACAAGGTGCCATTGTTGCTGATAGAATGGAATTAGCATTCAAAGGTTTAAACAAAAGAAAGTTCCAATTTCAATTTAAATTTTTACCTAAAAACAAAAGAGAGTCAGACGAAGTAAGAAATATTATATTTGCCTTTAGAGCAAATGCAGCACCAGAGTTTGTTGGTGGTGACAGAGCAGGTAGAAAGATGAGAGTTCCAAATACATTTGATATACAATATATGTATGATGGTAATGAAAACCAATACTTACAAAAAATATCAACATGTGTATTGGAAAATATTACAGTCACATATGGTGGCGATAGATTTAGAACATTTACACCTAACGAAGAAGGTGCTCCACCTGTTGAAACTCAATGTACACTAGAGTTCTCAGAAATGGAATTAATTACAAAAGAAAGAATTTACGAGGGTTACTAGATGTCATTTTTTCAAAACTTTCCTGTTATCCCATACGACTCCGAAGGTAATGGTGAATTAAAAGATGTAACTAATATTTTAAGAAGAGTTGTGGTAAGAACAAAGGTAGAAGATAATACAGCTGTTTTTGATACTTACGATGTTAAAGAAGGTGAAACACCAGAAATGATAGCACACAAATTATATGGTGACATAAATCTACATTGGGTTATTTTACTATTTAATAAAGTAAAAGACAGATACCATGATTGGCCAATGACACAACAACAATTTGATTTATACATGAAAGATAAGTATGGTATTGAAAATATTAGTGCAGTTCATCATTACGAAATTACTCAAGAGTCTGGTCATGGCAATATTAAAATAGACGTTGGTACATCAAATACTTTATATCCAAGTGCAACTGCTATTACTAATTATGATTTTGAAGAAAAATTACAAAACGAAAGAAGAAGAATCAAACTATTAGACCCTAGATATGTAGATCAGTTTGTTGCAGAATTTAAAGAAAAAATATCAGAAACGGTGATTTAAATGAGTACGGTACAATATGCAGGTCAATTTGTAATTGAGAAATGTGAATTAGTCACATCAGCAGGATTAGTCATTAATCTTAGTAGTTCTATTTTAGAAATCAATTTATTCGAAGACATTTATTCAAATGCATTAAAAGGTTCTATCCTTTGTTACGATACAAATAGTTTAATAACTAAAACACAAATTTTAGGACAAGATTATCTTAGATTAAAAATAACAACGCCAGGGTTTGAAAGCAATGATGTTGAGAAATGTTTTGATTTTACAGAAAATGTATTCTCTGTGTATAAAATTGGTGCAAGAAATGATTCATCGTTAAATGCTGAAGTTTTTGAATTATCGTTTATCTCACCAGAAGCATTGACTAATCTAAGAAAAAGAGTATCTAAAAGTCTAACTGGTAGTCCAAGTGAAATATTTGAAACACTTATGAAAAGTGACTTTTCTATTAATACTTCTAAAAAACTTTATATTGAAGAAGCATCTGGTGTAAGAAAATATGTTGTTCCTAATATGCACCCATTTCAATTTATACAGAGCATAGTAGAGGAGTCTGTATCTTCTAATTCACTAAGTCCTTTTTATGTTTTCTTTGAAAATACAAGAGGTTATCATTTTAGAACATTACAAAGTTTATATAATCAAGATACTAAAGGTGATTTTAATCTAGGTGACCCAGGCGAATTAGATGATGTTGGGTCTAAAGTAAAAGACATTGAAAAAGAATATCGTACTGTTCTTCAAGATGATTCAAATAACAATAGTGATATGTTAAAAAATATTGTTAGTGGTCTATTAGCAAACAAGTTAAGAACCCTTGATATTTTTAATAAAAAGATAGAAACAAAAGAACATAATTATTTTGATGATTATAAAAAGTTTCCTAGAATTGAAAATTCTGATAAAGACAAACCAATATACAATGATGATGCTATTGAAGAAGATGGTTCAAGAATTTCAGACTACCCAGATACAAATATTCATCTGATACCATATCAAGTAGATGAAACAACAGGTGGTGATCCACTACATTATAATAAAGAGACTGAAAGTTATAGTTATACAACTTCAACAGAAAAAGATTCTGTTCAATATCTAAAAGGTAAAATGGTTGAATTAGCAACAACACTTAGTCGTAATATGAAAGTAAACGGACACACAGCTCTTGCATGTGGTGATACAATTAATTTTACTAAACCAGATTTAACTGCCAAAGAAAATGGTTTTCTTGATGAATTAGAATCAGGTAAGTATTTAATTACAGCTGCAAGACACATCTTTAGTACAATTAATAATAAACATGAAATGGTTATAACATGTAATAAAGATTCACATCCTATTTCTAAAAAGAAAGATGGTTCTATCGTTAGAAGTAAATCAGTTCCAAAAGGTAAATTAATAGTAGAATGATAAAATTATCAGACAATGCATTTAAAAGATTAAAAGAGTTAAGTGAAAAAAATGATAATCAGTATGTTAGACTTGATGTCAAAGGTGGAGGTTGTGCAGGTTTTAATTATGAATGGTCTTTTACAAAAGAAGATCAAAGAAATGATTGTATAATTGATAATGTTCTTTTAGTAAGTAGAGATTACGAATTATATCTTATGGGTTTAGAATTAGATTATACTTATGATGATTTTGAATCTATGTTTAAATTTAACAATCCAAAAGCCACAAGTTCTTGTGGTTGTGGAACATCATTCGCTATATAAAAAAAGGGCGACTTAATAGCCGCCCCAATTCTCAATTTAGATAACTAAATTTTTATGCTGAGTATGCTACTTGTTTTCCAAGTACCTTGTTGATACCCGCAGCGATAATCGCTTTAGATGGTGTACCCACTCTGTATGAAACATGACCTGTTGATGTCTCGTTTTGATAGATCATCATGCCTTCGTTTCTCAATTTTCCAACCATTGCCGCTGGAGATTTAAGATCAAATGTGTTTCTTAGAGTTTTCCAAGTCACAGCGTCACCCTTTGCAAAAAGGTTTCTGATTTTTGCAGTTTTGCTAAGTTTAGTTCTAGCCATAGTATTATTGTTCCTTTCATTGAACAGTTTAGTTATGAATGATAACATGTGTTACCGTCCTTTCATTATTGTTAGGTACAGAATAACACATGTCATCTAAGTTGTCAAGGGTTATTTTCTAACTATTTGCAAGTTTTTCAAAATAACTCATAGTGTCATCATTATCTGACCCCACTATATCTTGTGCCTTGACTTCAGGTGCCTGAGCCATTGCAGTTTGAGGATTATTGTCAGGTTGACTTACCTCATCCTTTAATGATTCTTGCACATTCCCCACAGTAGTGGTACCTGAAAGAACAATATCCATTCTTTTTTGCAACTCTTCATAAGACTTGAAATTAGATGCATTTGTAAATTCAGACAGAGCGTATGCCTTTTGACATATCTCTTCTACCTTTGATTCATCCTCAGAGAGTTTTGAAGTTGCTTCAAATTCCGATTTATCGTAATTCCAATAACCATCTACTTTTCTAATCTTCAATTTGAAGTTAGCACCAGTAAAGGGGTCAAAGGGATTAATCGGTGTTTCATCTTGAAACTCTGGTTGCATTGCAGCCAAAAGTTTATCATAAATTTTCTTACCATATTTGTATAAGAAAACCTTACCTTCGTTCTCTGGGTGTTTGGGGTCACTCACTACATAAACATTAGAGTAGTATGATAACTTTCTCTTTTGTTTACGAGCAATCTCTTTGTCAGACTCTAGACCAGTATTCCATAGTTTAGAGTTATATTCAGATACAGGGTCTTTCTGATTAACAGTAGTTCTTGAATTTTCAATATACCACTGACCAGTTGGACCTTGAAACGCATGAGAATACATTTTAACCCATGGCAATTCTTCACCATGCACGGCAGGTAGAAATCTAAGCACAGCATAACCGTTACCAGATTTATCTAGTTCGCCTTTCCAAATTCTCTCGTCTGTATATGATTTTTTATCAGTTGGTGCTTTCTCTGACGCTACTGCACCAAGTAGTTTGTCTAAACTATTTTTAGACCTTATGTTATCGATTGACATTTTATTGTCTCCTTATGTTATCGTATGTTATCGTATGTTTTAAATTCCACATTAGGGCAATCTGCAATACGGCTCTTCTCAATGTATTTAAAATCATTATTAACCCAGGTAAACTTAACATTAGAAAATTCTCTAAATGTCAAATATAACTGTTGTCGCCAGTCATGAGGATTGCGTCCCTCTGCTTCTTTGGGTAGATAAAACTTACTACCCTTGTATATGTTATTTATACGTTCACCATTACTATAATTTGCAATGTCAAACCCAAACATATACACTTCTCTACATGCACCATCTTGACAAGCAAGATGCACCGCAGTGGTTCCAGCACCCCATTCTTTAGGGTCTGTAATCGGCATGATCATGTCTTCTTCATTTGGATAAATGACATGAAGACCTAATTCTTTTTTTACTTTATCTTTTTCTCTACTAGAACCATTTACTACCATTTGTCCTTTATCTTTACCATAGTAATATATGTTCTCTTCTTTAAAACCTTTACACAATTCTTCTTTTACATTAATGTCTGATGGTAATACATTCCAATCACTAAAGTAACATTGATGTCTTCTTGCATAACCTGATTCAATAATTTCACCTTGTATTCCATAATCAACTGCAACTAGATTATCTACTTCATGATCTCTGTAGATTGCATTACAACCCCAAGATACACCATCCATTCTAGCAACACCATATCCTATACGAGATTGTCCGTTTCCGTATATGTAATGTTTCATTGAATCACTTTCATTAGAGCTACTTTACACTTTTTCGTATCTATTGTCAAGAGCTTTTTGTACTTTTTTATCATTTTTTTATGGTCTTTCCATATTATATCAGAATCATCCCAATCTTTGATATATCCAACTAAATCGTCTAGAATTACCATGGTTTCTATTGATATTCTTTTTCCTAGATATTCTTTTAATAGTATAGGATGTTGATCTTCCCACTTAAATAACTCTTCAAATCGATCTGCAAATGGTGTTATCTCATTTGTTAGATTATATGTTAAAGATTGTATTCTTTTCTTCCAATTCAAATAATTGTCTTCATTAAAATTTTTAACATAACCATTTTTGTCTGCTAAGAAATTTGATATGATATAATTTTCTACGTCTTTTTTATCTTTATACTTCCTAGCAATCCTTGCAAAAAATATCCTGTCGTTTCTTTTATAGAAAGACATTTTCTTAGTTTTGGTTTTTCCAGCGTACTTATGATAATCATAACCTTCTCTAGAGAAGTGTGCCTTAATTGCACAATACATCATATAAACTTCAACGGGTTCCATTAATCGATAGGTAGTTTTCCTTTGCCTTCTACATCGCTTGAGATTAATCTTAATTCTCTTGCGTTTGCTTCTATTTTTGATTTTAATGCCTTAGTAATTAACTTTGCTACTGTTTCTATTTCTATTTCATTTGATTCACAATAATGTGTTACTGCGTCCAAGTGATTAATTCCCTTTTCTACAGCCATTTGTTCTATCTGTAGTGAAAATGTTTTTGGTGTAATTTTAAATAAACTCATTAATAATCCTATAAAGTGGCAAGTTTCTGTTGCCAGGTACTTGCCGACCCCGACTGTTAATTACGCTAGCAATTAGGCAGCCATTGCAAAATTATTGTTTGCACTTATGGTTGTGAATACTCGGGTAAGATACTCGTCAGCAGTCGAAACCTATTTCACCCCCATCCTAACCACACTACTTACAAAGGTCTTCATACTTAGTGGTATGTACTCTATGTTGAGATAAATCTCTACCAAGATAACCTGGTATTTGTTTTTCTTTTTTTGTCAAGAAATTATTGAATACATTTTTAAACCATTTTAGCATTTAAGACTCCTTAATGTGTTTAGGATGATGGTGGAGGTGGAGGGTATCGCACCCTCGTCCTAACTAATTTTTTACAAACCGTCATCGAATTCAACTATATTTATAACATAGTTCGAAAGCAATGTCAAGGGTTAACTTGAGCCTTCTAAGTATGCATCTAAAGTTTTTTGAAACTTACCAGCATGTGACTTCTCTGCCTTTGCTAGTGTTTCAAACCAATCTGCAATTTCATCAAAACCCTCTTCTCTAGCAGTTCTTGCCATACCTGGGTACATATCAGTGTACTCATGTATTTCACCTTTGATTGCTGAATTTAAATTTTGTTTAGTATCACCCATTGGTTCATTAGTTGCTGGGTCACCCACTTCTTCTAAGTATTCTAAATGACCATGAGCATGACCAGTTTCACCTTCTGCTGTTGATCTGAATACTTGTGCTACTTCGTTAGCGCCTTCAATGTCTGCCTTTTGAGCAAAGTACAAGTATCTTCTATTTGCTTCTGATTCACCTTGAAATGCGGCTCTTAAATTATCTTTTGTTTTACTATCTTTTAGTTCCATATTTACCTTTCGCTATTAAATGCCTCAATTGCTTCTGTCAATTTTGGCAAGTAGTCATGTTTTTGTTTTACAAACTCTTGTACTTCACCATCAGATGTAACTACTAAGATTACAATTTGATCGATAGGTGTACCCGTTTGTTCTTCATACATTTCTGCATAAGCAGATGTTTGAATATAGTAATTCTCGTTATACTCTTCTTTTCTAGGTTTAGTAGAGGTCTTGAAATCTATAATTGATAGTTTGCCATTGTATTCTGCAATACAATCTACACGACCAGCAACTTTATATTTGTCTGACCACAAGCCAGCTTCTTGAAAATGAATGTTATTAATATTGTTTAATGCCTGAGTTTTTAGTTGTCCGAATAAACAATATGCGAGAAAGTCTTTTTTGTGTTTATCATCATCAAACTCATTGTTTAAATAATCTTCACACATATGGTGTACTTTTGTTCCACGATTTGCAGCTGTCCTTGCAATGTGATTAGCAACATCTTCGCCAACACGTTTACGCCATTCCATTAGACCTTGTTTTGATCTACTAGATAATACTGTTGTGATTGAGGGATACTTGTTACCTTCTGGTGTAACGTAGAATCTTTTCTTATCAATATTTACAGTTTCAAGTTTTGGTATCTCTACCGTAGTCACATGATTAAACATAATGTACCCTTTTAATTATATAAGTTCTTTTGCAGAAGCAGTTGTTTCTTCAACTCTTCTTGTCCAGCCTCTACCAAATGTATCAAACGTTGATAGTTCTTCGTAATATGATTGTCTAGCAGATTGATAATTTTCAATCGCAGTTTCTAAACCAGTTTCTTCAACATATGTTTCTACTGCTTTCAAAGTGTTTGGGCCAATACCACCATCGACCGTGGTTCCAATCATCCTTTGTAGAAACTTTGCAGCTCTACCAGGCCCAGCATTTACACCAAAGTCAAAGACACAAAGGTCTAATCCATTTGGAAGGTCGTCACATTTACATTTGTCCCAATAATTTTTTTTGTAAATAGGATTAACATCTTCGACTAGTAAGTCTTTCATGTCTTTTGTTCCACCCCATTCTTCATATACTCTTTTAGTTACACCAAGATTTGTTTCACCACCTGGGTCTTTTGGATGATTTACATATCCACCTTCGTGATGCAATATTTTTTCTAAACTTGATTCCCAATTGTTAATCATATTTCTACTCCTAAACCTAATTTGGTTTTTTCTATTAAATATTCTCTTACTAATCCACTTCTCACAATATCGCCGATTGTAAATTCTGTAATAGTAAATGTTTTCATGTTTTCTAGTATTCTCATGAAGTCATGTAGACCATTTCTTTCATTTGTATCAACTAAATCTGATTGAAAGAAATCACCTGCAAAGTTAATTTTTGTATCTGCACCTATTCTAGTGATTACAGTATCTAGTTCATGAAAATTCATATTTTGACATTCATCCACTATAACAATAGCATTGTCAAATGTCAATCCTCTTAAAAATGATGTACTAGCAAACTGAATAGCACCTTGCGTTTTTAATCTATCGAATAACATTCTAAACGCATCATCATTTGGTTGTTTAAACATGTATTGTACCATGTTTTTATAATTTGTTTCAAACTGTTCTATGTTAGTATTATCAGATGCATTTTCTCTTGTTGGTGCAAATGCCCTAACAATAATAATTCTACTAGGTTTTTTATCTGGGTCTAAAACTTCTTTAAGAGCATTATATAATAACACAAAAGTTTTACCTGTTCCAGCTGCACCAAATACAAATTGATTAACACCCTTTTTGTAGTGATCAAAAACTTCTTTTTGATTATCACCAATAGGTTTAATTGCAACCATATCAGACAGTTTAATTAAATCAAGATCACTCACTTAAAGTACCTTTATCCTGTCCAAAATGTTTTTTCATACAAGCTTTTAAATCTTCGTATTCTGCAACTTGTTTCATTTCTTTTTCTATTGTCTCTATAATATCAGCATGTTCACCGATACCTACAGGTTTTTCTAACATTACTGCTACATTCGCCACATGTTTGTCGATATGTCCTTGTGCGTGAGACATGAATGCTGTATATAATTTATTTTTCATTTGTCAAAGTCCTTTGCTATTTTACCTTTATTGATACCTTCTTTAATTGTATAGTCTTGCGTACCACCTGCACCTACATTTACTTCTTTTTTTAGTGAACGAGACATATTCATTTCTTTGGCTTCTTTTTCTTTTGCCTTTTGAAAGTCTGTTAGTTGTCTGTGTCTGTCTCTAGTCATAGTGTATTATTTATTACTTCTTTTTTCGCCAGATTGTTTAATGATACCATGTTTACGCAATACTTGATGTGTTTTTATGTCTTTTGTAGATTTACTTCCATATGAATCTGCTAATGCAGATGTAGGATGTGCCTCTGCAATCCTTGATAGATTTTCTTTAAATCCATTATCTACTTTTGGGCCAACTCCACCAATATGATCTCCAACAAGAGCAGGTGCTGATACCTTTTGTTTAAACTTAGGATTTGCCTTTAAAAATATTTCAAGATCATCCCAAGAACAAAATTCATTAAACTCGTCACCTGTTTCAGTATTAATTAATGTATAAGTTGGCATTATTGGTTTTCCTTTTCAAATGGAAATCGTATAATTGACGTTGTAACTTTGACTTTTTTAGGGTCAACAAAAATCTTTGGTGCATCTTTATATCCAACTTTAACATTTATAGGTTTAGTTTTACCATTGTCAAGTTTTATTTTTTTAGCTTTCTTCATTTTCTTTTTTCCAAATATCTCTTCATGTCTTTTACGATATAAGTCGTTAGAAATTCTTGATTTACCATCCCATTTTCCTGGCATATTGTTCCTATAATAAAGTATTATTAACCTTTTGTCAAGAGGTTTTTTTCCATTTGTCTAATTTTTAATATCATTTTTTTAGTTCTCTTATCATAATCATGTGTTGTAGAAAAATTTCCTAAAGTTGTAATCAATTTCATTGCATCTAAAGGTACATTTTTATCAAGCATATTTTGTCTCATTAATCTAAATGCTTTATATGCAGAATGTTCATTTAACAATCTCATGTATTCTGTTACAGATGCACATTTAGTTTTAAACTTTCTTACACCCCATCCTGGCCAATTTTTAATTCCCTCTGGTAGTAGATGTGGTACTTCAGATGAAAAAGTTCTAATACCAAAAAGATTATTTGCTTGTTTTGCAAACCTTGATTCGCCCCAACCACTTTCTAAAGCTGCCTGTCCAATAATCATTTCATATGGTACACGCTTTTCATATGTAGTTGTCATATTTAAAAAGTCAATACATTTATGCATTGCTTGAACAAACTGTACATTATTAACATACTCAAATGATGGTTCATGCAAATCCATATCAATTAATTTTTGAATTAACTTTTCATCATATTCACTTTGAATATTATTAATAACTTTTGCATTTGGATTAAATGTACCATACACAAATGTTGCAACAGAAAATAATCCAGCTGCAAATAAACATTTAGTCCAAAACCAAGTTTTATCCACTAACTTATGCCAGTCCATTTTCCCCCTGTAAATACCAAGACGGAATTGGTCTTGCGTTAATTTTGCCTTTCCACGTTGCGAAACCTTTTTTCTCATTGATATAATATTTATGATACGCTTTAATAACATTATCAGTTTTACAATAATCTGGCATACATTGTGGTAGTTCAGTTAAACCAATATCAGGTATATTATTTGGTGCTCTTTGCAACCAGAAAGAGTAATTACCTGCACCATGTTTCTTTCCGTATCTATAAGTGTATTCGCCAAGTAATGCCATGTATAAAAAGAATAACTTATAGTAATTTGATCTTGACTTCATTACCCATAATGTATCGGGGTGTTTGATGTGTCCAGCGAGCATAAGATTATATTCTCGTTCATCATCTAGTTTCCACCTTTTTGCTCGTCTACCAGTCTTTGTTTGTCCTATGTATTCAGTTCCGTCTAATACACGATGAGCTGTACATAACATTTGACAATACTCTGTTGGCATCTTTACAACATGTTTATCTAAATGCATTTCGGAACAAATAACTGGGTCTTTATGTAATTCAAATATATTCATGATTCTATAATAACCTATTTTACATCTATTGTCAATATTTTATTTTCCTTGCTTTTCTTATATTTTTTCCAATACTTCAAAGCAACTTCTTGTTTTCTATATGCCTGTCTTTCCCATGGTTGTTTTGTATATGGAAAGTTTTCGTAAATATGACCTTTCCACCTTACAATACTACCTTTTTTGTTAAGATCAGATAACAATCCTTTTGCCCATTGTTCTACATGACAAAGTTCATGAAATACTATTGTAATAAAATCATCACCTTTTAAATTTTTATTAAGTTCTATTTCAAACTTTCGTCTATCCATTTTATCTGCCCACCCATGAGCATCTTCAAAATCAAGAGTCTTTTCTGAAACTAATTCTATGTCTATTTCTAGACTTCTAAATCTTGACATATATCTATCAATATACCAGAATGCCATTTCAAAAACTTCAGTTCTTTGTTTTTTGTTTCCACCAGATACACTAACAATATTTCCTACAAACTTTTTAGTCATTCTTCAAGTCTTCCTTATCTACGAGTTGATAATTTCCCTTGTTATATGCTATACTTATTGCCTTTCCCTCTGGTAATTCTAACTTAGGTAATGCTTTCTTCGGTGATACATAAGAAATTTTGTCACTGGTAGGAATCAAACATCGATTAGATTGATAATCTGGCATATCATAACCAGAAAAATCATTTGAAATAATACCTGTATCTGTGTCAATATTGACACCTAAAGATTTAATATACTCATAGTGTTTTCTACGAGAAATTGTGTCTCTTTCTTTTTGTGAAATTTTTACTTTTGGCATAGTTCCCTCTTTAGAAAAAATAGGGGGGCATATCCGAATGGTTGCCCCCCTACATAGTACCCACTTTTCAAGTCAACCTCATAATATAGTGTGGGTATGGGTTATGCATTTTGATGATGAGGTTGAGAGGTCGCATAACCCAATTCGTAAATTTTATTGTTTATCCTGTAAAGATATTCCAAAGAGACCTGAAACTAATCCTATACCTGTCATGATAAAGAACATTGCCCAATTCTCTTGACCCATACAATGACCACCACAATCTTCGATTGCACCTACAGCCATAATTAATGATAAAATCGCAGTACTTAATAAAAACGTTTTCATATTATACACCTCTCTTTCTATTTTAAGTATAAAGGACCTGTCCATTGAATGTGGTATCCACCTTCTAAAACATTTCCTCTTGCCGCATTCAAAGCAGGTTTGTTATAACCCGCAGGTTTAAATATATCACCTTTTTTGAATTTAGTATTGTTGATATTAACAAACGCAAATACAGAATTGTCTCTCACAATCTTGATGTATTTTTGTCCAGCTTTTACTTTGATTTTATCGTCCCAACCATCAACTTGTTCTTTTGTATAACCTGTTAACTCTTTGCCACCCATAGTAGACCATTTAATATAATCTTCTTTGGCACCGTTCATCATGTTATCAACTCCGTTGAATAGTGTTTCTGCCGTTTTTTCTACTTTGTACATATTAACCTCTCTCTTGTTATATAGCTATACTATCAAGCATATACTATTAAGTCAAGGGTTAATTTGGCATTTTATTCAAAAAAAGCACTCTGAAAATGTGTTGATTTTCCTACGTTTCCTTTAAGTTGAATGTTCCAAGATACAGATGTTCTAGTTTTGTTCCCTTTTAATACGGGTACCCAATGAGAAATCCAACTAGGAAATATGTAGATTCGGTTCGATTCGGCCTTGTATTCTAGAACATTTGCATTGTCTAGATTTGGATTTGATTCGGGTACAATAACATTTGCTTGTGATTTGGGGTCAGAAAAACAAATGCCAGATGTGTTATCTGCGTCTAGATAAAACACACCACTGTAAAAATTATTTGAATGTGTGTGTGGTGCGTGATACTCACCAGGTTTCAATACATTTGCCCACATGTCTGTAATTCTAATATCATCAAATATATAACCTAAGTTATCACGAATTACTTCTTTGTTTGCTTCGATAATATATTCTGCAAAATTTTTAAAGTTATTTTCTTTGTGAAGATTAGGTCTAGATTGCCAATTAGGAATATGTGGTTCGTATCCTAATTGAACAGTAGCATTTAATTCTTCTACAAATGGATAAAAATTATCGCAAGAAAAAATGTGTGTTGAGAATACTCTTTGGTGTCTGAATTTTCCGTTCATGTAGTTCATTTTACATTATCCATGTCATACAGGTATATCGATCACCTTTAGTAACTTTTTCAACTTCATGGTCAAACATAAAGTTACTAGGAAAGACAATCACATCACCTTGGTTGAGTTTATGTCTGATAGATTGATCACACATAAGGAAGTCGCCTCCCTCATAGTCATCATTTAAAAATACTAAAGATGTTAAGTGAGGATAACCATATTGTTGACCATGACTTTTGTAAATATTGTCAACATGGTTTCTCATAAATCCACCTTTACCATAGTGGTTTATTCTAAATGCCGTATATGCGATTGGTGTAATTCTAGGATATTCTTGCGTATACCAATGAACACATTCTTTAAAAGTTTTGTCTAGTTCATTGTGGAATTTTTTACCTGGTCGTACCCAATGTTCTCGCATACTAACACTAGACGAACCAGTGTTTTCTTTGTTGCTAGAAAACGTTGAGTCTTTCCAAATAGCATTTTCTTTGTAAAAACTAATTATGTCATTACAAAGATTCTTACTTAATTTACTTTCGTATATTTTAATGTAATCTGCAAGTTGCAATTTACCACCTATGCGTCTATTCTATTAAAGTCTTCGTTCCAATTAAATGCTTGTTTAACCAAGTCTTTTGATAAACCTTTATATACTTTATGTAAAGATTTATCTTTTGCATTTACTAACATTCTTGCTTCTGACTCATGTAAACCTTCTAACATCTGTACAAACATAAGTTCTTTTTTGTACTGAGGTGTATCTGCATCACCACCTTTGATGAAACGATAAAGTTTTCTTGACTCTGAATGAAGTCTAGTATGTTCAGTTCCAGCTGGAACATCATTTGCTTTAAATGGTACTTCACCCTTTGGTAATATCCATTCAATTTTTGGGTCAAATGAAGATTTGATTACCATTCTTAGTGGTGCAGAATCATTTGCTTGCAAAATTTTTAGTTTATCTGCTTTTGTTTTTGCTTTGTGTACTTTATCTAACACTTCAGATATTAACAACGTACCCGAGCTGTTAGTATTAGTGTTAAATATATTTTTATTTACTGCCATTTTAAAAGTCTCCTATACTTTCTGTAAGTTCTTTTAATTTACTATTAATAAAAAAACTTAATATTTTACTTCGATCTCCACATGGAGCTTCGTGAAATGTTTTAAGTATATTTTCAGAGAGTTCAACAGGAACATAATCTAAGTTTATAAGTGTTTTATTTCGTTCATAATTTCTCATAACTTCTTGTGTTGCTGTAGTGCCTTCAAACTCGCCTTCTTTCCACGCTTCGATCTTCTTTTTACTTAGGGGTCTTTGTCTTATACCTTCTACAAATACATTATCATTTGACAACACATTAGGAATACCATCAGACGAATCCCCTTTTAATATATGTACTTTTATATAGTCGATTGGGTCTTCACCCTGTACTAATTTTTTTAGTATAGGACTATATTGTCGTACTTGTTTATATTTATGCAATTGTATGAAGTCTTTATCGCCACTGACAATCATCATTTTTTCATCGATGTTTTTTGCCAATACTGCAATAATATCATCTGCCTCTGCACCTTGTATCTCAAGATGTTTGTAAGGCATATAATCTTTGATCTCTTGTTTAATTTTATTTAAACATTCAAATATATCTTCCCAATTATTACCATCATTATCTCTTACCTTTTTACGATTCTTTTTGTAGTAAGGAAAGAAATCTCTACGCCAATAATGTTTACTATCATATGCTAAAACAACTTCACCATATTCTTCATTGAATTGTTGTCTATACATTCTAATAGAATTTAGAATCATGTGTCTTACTTTATCTGTTTCAACTATCTTTGTTTTTTCCATAGATAAATGCATCATTAAACTAGCAACACTAATTTGATTCATATCAATAATAATCATTTTTTATTTTCCAACTCTTTTATTCGTTTTTCTAATTCTACAATAACCTGTTTTAGTTTTGTTTCTTGTATTCTTAAACCTTCGATTATTCCAGCTTTAATCTTATTTAAATCAACTAACGCCTTTATCTCTTGTTTTCTTTTGTGCGATCTTTGAAAGTACTCAATCAGTTCTACAGTGACTCTTTCTTCAAACGGTTGTGTTTGTTCTTTCGCCTGTTCTTTAAATTTCTCTTCTTGATCTAATCGATTTAAATCATTGATGACTTCTTGAGTTAATTGGTTTTCATCCAACCAAGGCCCCTTGATAATTTTAGGGTCTTTATCATTATCATTATCGTTTGACATTAGTAACCATGATTTTGTCTAAACTCTTTTCTTTTCTTTAACCATCTGGCACGACCTGCCTTTTTCTTTTCTCTTTTAATTTCTGATGGTTTCCTGTAATGAGATTTATTTTTAATATCATCTAAAAGACCATCATCCTTAATTATACGTTTAAGTTTTCTTAATGCTTTTTGGATGTCACCATTTTTTACAATAACTTGTAACCCTTTGGGTTTTACATATTCCTTTTTTTCAAAAGGTTTGTTATTAAAACTTTTATTGTGAAAAGTTCTTTTGTTTTTATTTGCACGATTATATGCCATTTAGCCTCCGTTTGCTAGGTTTAAAAAAAAGTGTCCTAATATCTCAAATGTAAGAGACCAGTTCACTTGTATTAGTAACATTCCTATAATAATGTAGAATATTGCTTTTAACATAGTCATTATAATACACCTATTAGTGTGATATGTCAAGGGTTAATTTTACTTGATTTTACTGCTTTTTCGGGGGTACAATCATACACGGACACCTCTTCGGCAGGGTCTAGCGGCGATGCTAGCGTGTCGGATTTAGAACATTTTGTGGTATTATGGACAATATGCAATTTTACCTCTATTTTTAGTGCAGGCCATCCATGGCCCATGAATGTGTTGGCGGTGCGCCATCTTACTGACGATGTGAGTTATGAAAACTCCTACTAGGCCTAGTACTCCGAACCTGCAATATATAATCTACACTATATTGAGTATATTGTCAAGGGTTAAATTAGACCTTGTGATTTAAAGATCATCCAAGAAGACGCAATCAAAGTAGCACCAATTAAAAGGACAAGAATTGTAAGTAATATACCTTCAAGTAATTGTCGTCTTCTTTCCTTTTGATCGTATATTGCTTTTTGTCTTTTCTTTCTTATATCACCCTCTGTTCTTAATAGTTCTTGCCAAGCATTTGGGCCTCTAGAAAATATGATGATTTGTTTAAGTTCATTTCGCATATCTTCAGCCTTCTTTTTGGCCATGAAGATTTGCATTGCTTCTTCTTCAATTGAACCAGACGCAAATAACTTTTTAAATATTGGGGGTTTCTTATTGTATTCTTCAGCTTTCTTAATATCTGCTACAGCGCCCATCCAGCGCCCTAGGTCTTTTCCCATTGATTCAATATCTTTACCAATGCTAAAACCTCTTTTGACTAAATTGAATGCAGCACTAGCTGTCGCTAACGCAGTTACTGGGTCTACCAATAATTCTGTCCTTTACTTTTTTGTATCGAAATTATAAGGATTCAAGTCGTCTGATATTTTATCGACAAGACGCCATGCTCCGTAAACGCCTACTGTTAAAAGTAATAACCAAATCATATTATTGTTTTCTCATGTTGTTTAATGGATTTTCTAACGCTTTTTGAATAGAGTTTTCAACTTCTTCTTTAAGTTCTTTAAAATCTTTAACATTTTCTCTTGCATCTTCTTTTACTCTTTGTTCTACATCTTCGACAATTTTTTCTATTCTTCTAATATCTTGTCTAAGATCGTTTTTAAGTTCTTTTGCCACATCTGCAACTAGTGTTACTTCGTCCATTATCATATTTAATTCAGATTCCATAACTTCAAGTCTTTTATCAAAACCTGATAAGTCTGGTGCAGTGTAACTTAGAATCTGTTCTTTCATATCTAAGTAATCTTTATAGAAGACAAACCCTCCCCAAAGAGCACCTATGATTGACCCGAGTAAAGGTAATATAAGAAGCATCTTACTTCCTTTTACTTTTACACCAGCAAATTCTAATTCTGTTTGTTTTTTCATCATTGACCTCTCTACTTGTCTATTATATTTATAATTACTCGTACTGCATATTTACAAGATCATTCATTAAAACATCTGAACCACCAAATAAAAAATACTGACTTATATTATTTGTAGGTATATATGCGTCAAGTAGTCCGTCATCTAGATAAAATTCCATATCTTGTAATGTTAGTTGTTGGTATGTGCTAAAACCATCTTGATCTGACAATGCAATCATTAAAGCAAGTTTTGTGCTATCTAGTGCAATTGTGTCATTTGTACTTACAATTTTTGCAAGTATTTTCTGTGCGACTTTTTGTTTTGCTTTTGCGATTGCAGCTTTAACTTTTTCTTCTTTACTTTCTTCTTTTTTTGTTTCTTCCTTTTCTTCTTTTTCTTCTACTTCTCCATTAGAATCTTCTCTGTCTTCACTTTCGTTTGCGTTATCCACTTCTCTGTCACTTGATTCTGATTCTGGTTCGGATTCTGTTTCAGGCTCAGTTTCTTGCTCTGACTCAGGTTCGGATTGTACATCGGGTTCAGTACTTGTACTTTCGTCTGTTGCTCCGTTGTCTTCCACTGACTGCTCAGCATCACTATTGGACTCTTGTACTTCGATTTCTGTAGTCTCTGGCGTAGTTTCTGTAGCGCTGTTTTCACTTACTGTCACCTCCACTGATTCAGTACTATTTATTTCTATCTCTGGCATTTCAATTTCTAATTCTGCCATTTGCATATCAATATCTGGCATTTCCATTTCCATAGCAGTATCAGGCATATCCATAATTTCAACAACATCTATTGTTTCAATTGTTTCTACTTCTAGTTCACCACCAAACTCTGTTGTCATGTTTACTTCTACAACGTTTTCTACTTCAACAATTTCTATTTCAAAAGTCATCATTTCATCTGTAGATGTTTCAAAATTTAATTCAATTACATCTACTTCCATTTCTATTGGTTCAAAATCAAACTCTATCACTGGTTGTGGTGAGTAAACTGAATCAATTACATTTTCTTGAGTTTGTTTGATCGTGGTCATTATTGTGTAATCAATAATATTATTAATCTGTTGTACTAGTTGAGAATATGTTACTTGAAGAAAGGCATCACTAAATCCTGGCCCATAATATCCTGTATTATAACCTCTGTCTATTCCGTAAAATTCAAGCGATGCACCATCAAAAGTTTTATTAGATACATCTTGATTAAACGCATAGTCTTGAACACCTTGCCAATTCATATTTGTATAATTATGAACATAAGTATCTACAACACTATTACCATTTTTTAATGTTAGTGTTACTTTAAATTCATCTTTACAATCACCATTAGTTTGATTACAATTAGGAACAGTAGCGTTTGACGAATGAGAATATACTTTACCACCATAGTCTATCTCTGTCATATTATTATATTCTGAAAGATCGAAATCTACAATCGCTGATCCACCGTTCATTGATTGATTTCCTGTAGTTATTTCTACATTACTTCCCATACCATAACAATTATTTTTAGTACTACAATCAAAAACATTTGTCATTGTACCAGTATCTTGTAATTCTGTTGTAAGTAAATTAGAGGTTTGTGTTTCTTGCAATACTAAAGTTGTTGTTTGTGTTGTACTTTCAATAGATTCAATAATTGTTTCTTGATAAAGATAAGTGTCAGTGTACTCTATAAAGTCACCGATAACCTGTGAAGTTGAGTCAGTAATTGCTGATGTTATGGTTACATCTGTAACTGTGCCACCATTTGGACCTGTGTCACCTACTTGATATTGCTGATCGTATGCGTTAGAGTAGGAATAACAACAAACCAAAAATACTAAGGCCAGTAGCTTTCTTTTTAGCATCATTCCATTCCTCTTCTTGTTTTTCTAAGTTGTTTTCTTTTAACCACTTCTCGTAATCAGGTCTTGCCTGTGGGTCTTCTGCCCATGCTTTTGCGGCCTCTAAACCAATTTTGCCTTTGTAAGGACATGGTGTTCCAGCCATTTCCATTGCATTAAACACTCTTGCGTCTTGACATAACATTGAAACTGCGGCCACTTTCATACCCATACCATATAATGCTTTAGATAATTTTAGTCTTTCACAATTTAAATCTCTAACTGTAGTTCCAGCTGCGACACCTAATACCTGTGTTTGTACTGCGGCAGATACACCTGTTGAACATACGTCTTGATTGTTTACCATTACATTGGGTGCTGATGCTGTACCAGGTGTTTTATCAACTGTTGTTGTACCTGTTACTGTCGATGATACTGTATTAGTTTCTGCAAACGCAGGTGCCACAATCATGAACAACCAATATACTGATAGTATGGCAATTATCGACTTTTTAAGCATGTGAAAATATTCCCTCATAGAATTTAGTTTTTACATCTATTTATAAAATCAGCGTCAAAAAAATGACACCCTAGACCAAAAATAGATGCAAGTCCTATTCCATAATTGAAATATTTTGAATTAAATTTGCAAAAAATGAGGGGGAAATATACCCCTGTAGTATTCTACGATAGACTTTTCGTCTATTACAGCGTTGTATGAAACGCTTCTTTCTGAGTCTAATCTTCGACTGTCTAGTCAAAGGCAGACTCCTCTGTCCTATGTGAGATAATGCAGTATTGCTTCGTCAAAGTCTTTATAATAGTCCCTACCCGTTTTCTTACTGTATTGTTCAGCGTATATACTATATTTATCTTTGTGAGATTTCATAACATAGTGAGAAGGTAGAAATTTTATGTTTTTGCCTGCGACTTTATTGACACTTTCCCATATAAAATTTTGTACACCATATCTAGGTACAGAAACTTTTTTATTTTCATAATAGTGTGTTTGATACCATTTTGGGTCTGAAAAATACCATTGTGCAATATATTTAAAATCGTGTGAATTAAACTTTAAAAAACTATCATGTAAATTACAATTATCATTTGTTTCATCTGTTTTCCAATGTCTATCAATACCAAGTATTTCACTAGAGTTAATAACATGATTAATCATAGGCGATGGGTCTTTGTTCCATGTTACATCAATATCCATGTAAATAGTTTGATCTGTTTCTTTTGCACCGATAAACTCTGGGTCAAAAAACTTCATCATGTTCCAATGAATATGTTTTTCTTTATCTTCCTCTGATAATTCATATACATTAAATCTACCATCGATACCATCATGATTATCTGTATAACAATGTAAAGCAATATCTTTTATAGGTTCAACTATTTCATTTACTAAATCAATTGTTGATCTTCCTTTTAATTCTTTACCAAATTTTAAAACACAAAAGTTTATCATAGATAACTTTCACAACCACCTTCCCTTACTGTATCTAGTGTTAAACAATGTAAACCTGCATCCCAAAAATGTCTATGTCTAAATCTAGTGTAGATAGGTTCTATTCCATGTTGTCTTAATTTATTGTGTACTTCTTTTTGTTTGTTAAATGATAAAATAGTTTTTTCATCTATGCTTAACATATTAACTTCAAAGACCGACTCTTCCATAAATCCAACCCATTCTTTTAAATATAAATCAACAAAATTTCCAAATGCTGTATTATTTTTTTCCTCATCAACATACCAAAGCATATCAGCTCGTTTTTTAGCCTTATAGTCTTCATATTCTTTTGGAAACTGTTGTTCAAAATTATTTGGATGTTCAATAATCAAACAATCCCAACCAGGCAATGTTTCTTTAAAGAAATCTTTTTCCATCCATGGTGAACCAATAACTAAACCAGGTTTTGGTATATTCATAGAACCATCATTATGTCCACCAATATCAATAAGTTTAAATTTATATTTATGGTCTGGTCTAAATTTATTATACCATTCTGAAATTCCTTTTCTATAATTATGTTGCCCCTCATCAATAAGTATTGTATCACCTATTCTTGTTATATGTGGTGCTGCAAAATTCCAAGTTTCCCATACATACTGTCTAAATGCAGCTGGGTCTCGTTTCATGTTTATATCAAAGTATTCTTGTTCCGTCCACAACTCATTTTTTAATTCTTGTTCATTTGGTCTAAATGGACCTAATTTACTACCAATGTTTTTCCACATATCTTTAATTAAAGTTAGATCAACATCAAACATATCTAAAGGATGTTTACCATCTATTGCCATTTGTGGATTGTACTGAGCACTTATAAGTAAATCATTACCCATAGTAATATAATTGTCTCTAGGTGACATAAGTGGTTTTGCTAATGCCATAGGGCCTTTTGATGTTTTTGATTTTTCTAAAAACTCTCCAAAAGTCTTATGAGGATTTAAACCAAGACTATCTGCCCAACGATCATCTACTTGAATAACTTCAACACCTAAGTCTTCTAGTGTCTTCTTGATACCATCTAAATCTTCTTTAGTCTCATACATGACTCTTTGTAAAGAATCTCTTAACTTTGTATCTTTAACATCTTCAAAAAATTCTGGTGAAAATACATTTCCAAGAACAACTTGTTTCAAAGGTTGCCAATGAGTCCAACTATTAACTTTCATCTGGGTAGTCCCTATATAAAAAGTGTTGAATGGTTTCAACATCTACGAGTTTATTAAAGTTTACATGTTTATCATCTATACTTTTTTCATTTCTAATAATACTTGTCATTGCATCATCTAATTGTTGCATGTTATTAAAATTCATATCAATACGAAACTCTGGTAAGTCCATAGACCTAAATCCTAGTTTTGCTCTAGTTATTCTATATGAAACCATTCTATTCATTTTAACAAGACCATCTAAGAAAGGTTTCATCTTTCCTATAAATTCTTTAGCATCTATATTTTCATGATGATCTGCGTATATTGTATATAAGTCCATTATAAAGCTCCTAGTACTTCAAATCCTTTAAATTGATTTTTATAGTTATTGGGATTATTATAAACATCGCCTCTACCAAGATAAAGATATTTGTAACCATTTGCTTTTGCCCAATTACATTCATTTTCTAAACTTACAATACCTAATCTTAATTTTGGTGTTTTGTAATTCCATGCAAATTGTAATGCTTCTATATTGTGTTCATCTAATTCATATAATAAACTAAATGCCACAAACTCACCTTCATGATAATATGCCATAACTTTATGTATTTTAACATCGTTTTCAAATATTGGCATAACAGATTTAAATCTTTTGTGATCACAATATTGTTTGTAAATTTTTTGTATTTCTTTAATATTAGGTTTGTCTAATATAAGAGAGTTTTCATAAGATTTGTAATTAGTTTTAGATAGTTTAATTCGACAGTATATCATCTTTATACTCCTTATCAAAATTTTTATAATAATCTTTAGTTTCTAGATACTTTCTAGCTTCATTTAATTTATCTCTACTTTGTACAAATAAAACAGGTTTACCAAAATTTAAATTCATACCACCAACTTCTTCTTTTTGCTCTGGGTGATCTTCTAACACAACGACCCCTTTACCCAAATTTTTTTGCAGACTTTTTTTCTCGTCCAAAAGGGTTTCAAAGGTCGCTCCCTCTAGCACGATAAGAATTACATCTAACTCACCAGTCTTTAGTTTGTCATAATCAAGTGAGAATGTATCTGTTAGCACACTTACCTTTTTATCTTTCCATGCTTTCCTTGCATAAGGACATGGTGGTAGATTACCAAAAATCTTATTTGGTTTTGATATGCTCTGTTCAATCCATTTTTCAACTTCTTGTTCTAATGTCAATTCTTGTCTCTCTGCTTTGTGTAATTTTGATTGTTTTAAACCAATACCTAAAATCTTTTCTTCTTCTGGCCAGACTTCATCAAAGTATCTTTTCATAGTATCATTGTATCCAACTTATAACACTCAGCATAATCTGCTTTGATGAATGAACCTCTATATGTATCAAGGCCTTTTACTCCTTTTATCCAAGCAACATTAAACAAATCGCCAAAAGCAAATATGCTATCTTCTTTATAAGTTTGAGTGTCGGTAATGTCAACAAAAACATTTGGGTCAAAGTTACTGTACTTGTTACAATATGGATATGACTCCATGTACATAACTTGCATTGGTTGATTTCTTTGCATCGATCTAACTAGATTATAACAAGTTTGATGATCTTGATGCCAATCTTCTTTCCAATGTGTAATTACATAATCATATTCTTTTAATTGTTTTGTAAATTGACATGTATTAATAAATTGTTCCATGTCTTTTACAAGTTTATGATTCATTACAGGTCTTGCAGTTTCTAACAAGTGACTAGGATAAAAGATTGCTTGATGTCCTAATATTCTTGTCGTGTCATCAATAGCATCTTCTCTTCTTTTATCAGTGGTTAGGATGATGTTATCTACTGTCCCACCATCCTTTGTCCACTTCTTAACTGAGCCGCCCATAGAAAGTTCTAAATCGTCTGCGTGTGCCGTAATTACAAGTACGTTCATCAACTTAACCCTTACTCTGATTTTTTGCTTCTTGTATTTCTTTTCTTCTTAGTTTAACACATTTACCAATTTCTGCTAATGCTTTTCTTGCCTTTGTTCCAGCAGACTTGATACCTTTTTCTGTAAATCTTTCGTTTTCCATTTTATAGACTTCGATTTGATTTAACATATATACATGTGGATTTTCCATTATACTACTCCTTGTTTTCTGTATGATTTATATTGTCGTTTCTTATGTTTATTCATAGAAGACATTTTCACGCTTCTACTTCTTCTACTTTGAGAAGTTTTTTTAGGTCTAGGTTTTTCATAACCTGATGTATTTCTTCCTATCATAAATTACCTTTTCTCCATAGCTTTTTTAGCAGCTGCTCTTTTCGCTTCCTGTGCTAATGCTTGACGATATTTTCTTCCGTAGGGTAATTTAATTCTTTGTTCTATTTGTTTACCTTTTTTGGTAATATATTCTACTCCAATAAACTGATCTTTATAATCTCCTTGTACTGATTTAACAGCCTTCTTTAAAGATAGTTGTTCCGTTTCTTTTTCAAGACCCGTCTCGTTCCAAAATTTGAACGTTCTCATTTTCGGCATCGCTACTCCCATTGTTATTATTTTTTTTATGTAGTGATACAAAATATTCTGCATCTACTAAGACTAAAGGTTTTGAATTATTGCGTTTCATTACCACAATAGGTTCATAAGTTTTAGAATTTTGTTTTGCTTGTTCGTATGATTCCCAAAGATTAATTTTCTCTTGGTTCTTACATTCGATTGAATATGGAAATTTTTGTCTGGCGTCACGAGCCATAATTAAATCTTCGCCGCCTGCACCCATCGATCTTGACTCTATGTCTTCTTCATGGATGTTTAGTGTTTTGATTAAAAGGTCTCTAAACCACTGTTGTAGTCTTCTACCCTTTGCTTTTGCTGATTGTGTTCTCATAATTAAATCTTTCTTCTTCTATATCACTTTTCTCTTTTAATATATATACCTTTTCAAACCACGTCCAAAATTTTCTGTCACCGAAGAATTCAATAAGGTCTGCATTACAATGTTCATCTTTCCAAATTTCATTTCCAATAATTCTATAATCAGTTACATCAACTCTTACTTTATATCTTGCTCGTATTGATGCACACTTTCTTAAATGTTTTATTCTATCATGTTCGTACCCAGGGCCAAATATGACAGAATGCTTAATCACTTCTAAACATCTTATCAGTAACGATCTTGTTTGTCAAGACATATTTTCTCTGTGGATTAACCATAACATTTAGTCTTGTCATAAAACCCCTGTTTAGTAGTATTCTTGTTCTAGTATCTGGTCGATCATCAATAGTAAATAATACATCTTCATATGTTTTACCTGCAAACTCAACATCTAACTTAACAACATATCTAGTTTCTTTGTAATCTCTAAGACCACCAAGGTTTACTTTTTTAATATGATCTAAAGGTTTTGTAATAGTCTTACCAAATAGTTTCCATGTAACAGTTTTCTTAGACGCATCGTATTTAATTGTGTCACCATGAATTACAGACAATGAAGAATTACCACTATCAAATTTTGCAATGATTGGGCCAAATGGTTCAATGTTTAGCATTTCTAGATAACCACATTCTTCAGCTACATGTTCTCTTGTTGTTTCATCTTTCCAAAGTCCAAC